TCAGGCGACCGGAACTCAGGCGACTGGAACTCAGGCCACTGGAACTCAGGCCACCGGAACTCAGGCCACCGGAACTCAGGCCACTGGAACTCAGGCCACTGGAACTCAGGCCACCGGAACTCAGGCCACTGGAACTCAGGCGATTTTAATATTTCTGATAATAACGCTGGGTGCTTCAATACAGCTGATCACAAATTATTGTTCTTTGATCAAGAAACCGAAATGACTTGGAACCAATGGCGAAATAGCCGGGCTTACGGTCTGTTAGGGGATGTTGACAGCCGACCTACCGAATGGATTTACGCTGATGATATGACCGATCAAGAGAAATCAGATTACCCGACCTATGAAACAACCGGTGGTTATTTGAAGGAACGAGATATCAGCAAGGCTTATCAGGAATGGTGGGATAAGTTAAGAGATGATCAAAAACAGTGCATCAAGGAAATTCCTAATTTCGACGCTAAGAAGTTTGAAATGATTACGGGGATTAAGGAAAGTGAGTTGGTGGGATGAGTAAATCATTAAAAACAGTTTTGATGGATCTGGGTTACTCGCCACATAAGTCGTATTTGCGACAAAAGCCACTGATCACAACAGACGGTCGGTTAATTGGTGTTTTTTCTGATGGTGAATGTTGGAATTATTTACGGCATCAGCACCCGGAATATTTCGGTGAGGTGGCTAAATGATGGGCATCTGTGCAGATCAAGCAATTGATCACACTTTATCAACGGAACGGATTAAAGAGATATTGGAAGCCAACGGCTACAACGGCAAGCGGGATAAAGGTCTGGTTTATTCAAAACTCGGCTGTCACGACATCAAGGTTGTTGAGGGCTTCAGAGGCGGGCATCTGTTCCGGACAAATGGCTGGATGCTGACGAGACTGGACAAGGCGTTGGAACGGTCGGGGGCGAAATGAGTGACGTCTTGATGATATGGGGTAAGCCGGTGACGGTGTTCGCCCTGGAAGACCTAAAGGATCATTTAGAGCCGGAGATCTGGGATTATATCCAGTCACAGGTCAAGGTTTTGGAAGATGAGATTGCAGAGTTACAGGAAGAAATCGAAGACTGGGAACACAATGCCCGGGTAGAAAAGGAGCGATATGGACAGTAAATTAATCGAAATACTGCTTGAAAAAATCGAAACACTGGAATGGAAAATAAAATATCAAAATGAAAAAATAACAGAGCTTGAAGGGGATCTGGCAGAGCGTAAAAAAGCGGAATTATTGGCGATCGGTTTTGGTAAAGATGAGGTGTCAGCATGAAAGATCAATTAATATTTGTCAAACAGAAACGGCCCCGGTCAGCCGTCGGGGACAAGGTAGTCAAGGTTGATGGAGCTGTATATGATCAGGTCGTTAAGGTGGCCAGTGAAGCAGGCATTTCAATCCAGAAAGCAGCGTCAACGATGATCAATTTTGCAGCCGAACGAGTGAGCTTTGTTTATGAAGAAGATGCGGATCTTCACTGTGACGAATAATGTATTACGAAATAATAGCATCAGGCAGCAGCGGAAATTGTGTGGTCATTGGCGATGTGATGGTTGATTGTGGCGTGTCGTATAAGATTATCAAAGATTATCTTTACGACGTAAAAACCCTATTATTGACCCATATCCACGGTGATCACATCAACGGTTCCACACTGACAAAAATAAAAAAAGAGTTCCCCCGGATAACGATACTGGGAAACTATGAAGTTCACCAGGAATACGGGGTGGATTTGATTACCAATGAAGGTTTTGACACCGGCGTCGGTCAAACAGTTTTCACCCCATTTTTAGGGGATCATGATGTGATTTGCCATGGGTATGTTTGGGAAAATGAATCACAGCGGATCATATATGCCACTGATTTATCGAACCTAGATAGCGCTCCACCAGGACCCTATGATTATTTGTTCCTGGAATCGAATCACGATGAGGTCAAACTGGCACAGGTGCGGAAACAGATAAGAAAATACGGTTATAACGTGTATCGAAGCGGCCTTAGACACCTTAGCACCCAAAAGAGCAAAGCGTTTTATTACACAAATAGACGACACAAAGATAGTGAATGGATTGAATTACACAAATCTTCACGTTTCTATTAGAAAGGAAATTACATGAACGAAATCAAAATTAACGAAATAAACACAATTATAGTCACAAAAGGAAATATCATTTTCCCTCAATACGACGAATTAAAGGAGGATGCTCAAAAGGTCTATGATTACCTGTCGACCGTGGAAGTTACCGAGGATACAGTTAAGGCCAACAAGAAACTGGTGGCAGCGGTCAATAAATCCATCAAGACACTGGAAGATCAACGGATCAGGGTCAAGAAGGAGTTGCTGGAACCGTACGCCGGGTTTGAGGGTCAGATCAAGGAGATCGTTGGGATTGTTAAGGCTGCTGATGGTCTGGTCAGAGATCAGATCAAAGACCTGGAAGAAATCGAACGGGACCATAAAAGGGAGGTCATTGAACACCTGTTTGATCGGAGAATTAAGCAATACACTTTTTCTGAAATCTTTGTTTTTGATGATTTTTTAGAGAATCGGCATCTGAATAAAACTGTCAGCATTGAAGCCGTGGAAAAAGAACTGGTCGAGTGGTTGGAAAAGATTCAAAGTGATATGGCGACGATCCAGATCATCCCGGACAGTAAGGAAGTTATGACAGAATATGTGGCCTGTAAAGATCTGAACAAGGCGATAAAAACGGTCAGTGATCGAAAAGCGTTGAGCGAGAAGGTCGGGGAAGTGGTGGTTGATGCTGATGCTGAGGTTTACATTTATAAAATATTTGATAAAAAAGATAGCATGATCATAGAAGCATTTATGAACGACACAAAAATTAAATTTGAAAGAGTAGGTAAATAATATATGGAATTATTAAAAAACTTGGAATTAGTGGAAGTAACAACAAACGATGGAAAAGCGACATTGACATTTTTACACGAAGAGCGTGGAGAGATCCGGGAAGTGAATTTCAACAAAAACGTCTACGATGAAAGCACCGGGAAGTTTACCCCCGATGCTGACAAAGCCGCCAAAGTAGAAGAATGGTGCCAGGAGTATTTCAAGCTGACTTTTGATAAGCTATCTCAAGCCATCGGCACCCGGAAAGATGTTTATGCTTACGACACATTTAACAGCCTCTGGGAATCGGAACAGATCAAGAAATTTGAAAAAGACATGGTCGGTCAGATCATTCAAACCGAAATCAAGGAGATCACCGATGATGGGGTTGGCATTCATATTAAATTCGATTACGAGGACGAAACATATCAATCAAATATGAGTTATTCAGAGTATATGGAGAACCTCAAGAAGTGGTTTAAAAACCCCCAAAAACAGGCCAAACAATACAAGAAGTTTGAAGAAAAGTTTCATGTTGGAGTTGCTGAAGCGATTGAAACAGGGTGCTTGACCGGTCAGGAAATCATGGTCGAGGTTAAATCTGCTTTTGGAAAATTTGTTTATCCAGAAATCAAACCGCTGCTGAAAAAGAAATAAGGTGCTGGGTATGGAATATCTAGCCTATGATATAGAAGTCTTTAAGGAAGATGCCTTAGTAGTGTTCAAAGATCTCGATAAAAACACAGTGGCAATCTTCCACAATGATTTTGACGGAGTTGGTGAGCTGATCAGGGGTAAAACCCTGATCTCTTACAACGGTTATTACTACGATGATTTTATCCTGACAGCCATGATCAATGGAAACAGTGTTTTTCAGATCAAGGAACTAAATGACCGGATCATTGGCGGCCAGCGATGCTATAAAATCCACAAAGATATTAATTCCCTGGACTGCTTCCAACAGATTGACGTGTCGATGCCGGGTCTTAAAAAGATCGAGGGTAATTTTGGAAAATCAATCATCGAGTCAAGCATTGACTTTAACATTGACCGAAAACTGACTGATGAAGAACTGAAAGAAACGATTGATTACTGTTCGTATGATGTTGACTCCACCATTGATATCTTCAAAATCAGAGAAAAACAATACTTTATACCAAAACGGTCAATTGTGGATCTGCTGGGAGATGATCAAAAAGACAAGGCCCAGCGTTGGAATACGACAACAATTTCAGCCAATGTGCTGACACGGAAACCGATGCCGAAATGGTCCGACGTGAGACTAGGAGAATTAGACAGTGACGGAAACTTTGAGATCCTAAAAAAAGCACCACCCGAGGCGGTTGAGTTGTGGCTCAGCAAAGATAAGGGAAAATATACTCATAAAGAATTTGGTTGTAATATTGAGTTCGCTTTTGGAGGACTCCATGGGGTTCCCAGTAACGGACAAAAACGGTTTGAGAATGTGAAGCTGCTGGACGTGGCTTCACTTTATCCTAATATTATCATGAAACTCAATGGATTGGGCCAAGCAACGGAAACATACCGGAGGATCGTTGAAAAGCGGTTGTCGGTCAAACATACTGACAAAACATTATCGGATGCGCTGAAATTGGTTATTAATAGTTGTTATGGGTTGTTGAATAATCAATATTCGGTGCTCTACAACCCAAAAGCTTCAAAGAGTGTCTGTATTTACGGCCAGATCATCCTTTATGACCTGTGTAAAAGATTGGCACCCACTTGTAAGCTAATCAATATAAATACCGACGGCGTGGCGTTCACGACGAATTCTGACGAATATCAGACGGTCTGGCGTGAGTGGGAAAATGATTATGGTTTTGTTCTTGAAGAAGATCGGTTTGATTTATTCATTCAAAAAGATGTCAATAATTATGTCGCTACCATTGGCGATCAGATTAAGTGCAAAGGTGGTGACGTTGGGCGGTACGGTGGTGACACCTGGTTTAGAAATAACAGTATGCGGATCGGTGATATTGCAGTTGTGAATAAATTGGTTTATGAAAAGGACGTACTAGAAACAATTCAAGAGAATCTTGATAACCCACGGTTGTTTCAGATCATATTGCAGGCTGGAAGCACTTATCAGGGGACATTTGACGAACACGACGTAAAATACAACAAGATCAATAGAGTCTTCCCAGTTAAGAAAAACGGTGTGAAGCTTTATAAAAAAAGAACCGACGGTGGGATGGTCCACTTTCCAGATTCACCGGAACAGATGCTAGTATGGAATGATGATTGCGACAAATTGACAGATTTTAGAAAAACAGTGGATATTAATTTCTACTATAGATTGATTAATAAAGTTCTACAACGTTGGGAGTGATTGAATGTATGCGGAATTCATAGCTGGACAAAAACACGGTGGTAAAAACCCTGAAACATCGGATTCACTGGATACATTTGACGATGCCGGTTATGTTCTGACTGATGATGAAGTGGTGGTTGATTTTGACTGTTTAAGTCACGATCAAATCCACGCAATGATTGAATCATTTGGTTTACAGACTAAAACAGTTTGGACAACTAGGGGCGCTCATATATATTTTAAGAAACCACCAGGTTTCAGTCGGGCTAAAGGAATGACACCGCTGGGATTTGAGGTGGAGTATAAACATAAGAAAAACACCTTTGCGGTGACGGTTAAGCAAAACGGGGTTAAAAGGAAAGTTGATAACGATGGTGTATTACTACCTTTGCCAAACTTCCTGACACCCGGGACCGGAAAGAACAGTTATTCAGAATTGTTGGGTTTGGGTGAAAGCGACGGTCGAAATGCGGCGCTGTTCAAACATCGAAAACAGTTAGGAGCGTTTCATAACTGGCGATTGATCGTCAATTTTATCAACCAGACAATATTTTCAGAACCATTACCGGAAAAAGAGCTTGAAACCATCTGCAGGGAAATGTCAATGGATGCCGTCAAAGATGGTGAAGCGATTGTTGCCGATCTGATCATGAATGAAAAACGAGTGGTTAAGTATTCTCAACAATTGTATTTCTATGAGAATGGTGAATACCTAGGTGACGATGACTTAATTAAACGCCTGGTATTTACATACTGTCCAGGAATGAAAACCAATTATGTCGATGAAGTTATTAAACAAATGGATTACCGGGCCAAGATCATTCATCCCGGAAAAACCTTTGACATTAAGTTTAGAAACGGAATCCTTAGAAACGGTCAATTTATCGAGGTCGATTATACCGACTTCACACCGTATTCGATTGATATTGAATATGATCCAGCAGCCGAACCGGTAGCGATGGTTGATGATTACCTGGGACATTTAACCGATCACGATGATAATTATCGGTTGAGGTTGATGGAGGTATTGGGCCATTGCCTGATTGTCAATAAAGAGTTTAAGCGGCTGATGGGTAAGTTTTTCATATTCGTTGGTGACGGTGGAAATGGTAAAGGGACCCTATTGGCAGTGATCCGGGCAATACTCAACTCAAAGAATTGTTCCGGGTTGAGCATTCGGAATCTGACTGATGAACGGTATTTGAATGTGCTGCAGGGGAAGCTTACGAACCTGGGCGATGACATCCAGGACGAACCGATCAACAATGAACAGATGAAAATGCTTAAAAATATCAGCACCTGTGATTTTGTGGAAATCCGAAAGCTATATAAGAATGCCAACAGTGTGGAGCTGACGCCGACACTGATCTTCACCAGTAATCATGTACTGAAGACATTTGAAAAAGGTGAATCATATAAACGCCGGGTAGATTGGTTGCCGATGTATGGAAAACCGAAGACAAAGCAAAAGAATTTTATTACAATGCTCACTGAAGAAAAAGCTCTCAAGTATTGGGTGCGGCTGATTGTTGAAGGTTATATGCGGTTGTATCAAACACAGAAATTTACTGATTCGGACAAGGTGACGCAGTTCAACCAGAGTTATCATGAAGAAAACAACAGTGCAATTGTGTACGTTGAAGATTTAGCAATAGAGAGCGTATTAGACAAGCGACCACCGGAGGTTTATGAGTTATACAAGACCTGGGCTGAAGAAAACGGGATGAATGTTCAAAGTGCCAGATTATTTGGTGAAACATTGAAGGAAATAAAGAATCTTGAAATAAAACTCAAGCGAATTCAGGGAAAACCAGCAAAGATTTACGTAAAAAAGGACGAAGGGGTGTAACTTTTTCGAGGTTACAAAATCCAAAAAAGTTACAAAAAGGTTACGCCTTCAAACGGCTACAGTATCCCATTTCTTACAAGGGTGTAACCTTGTAACCTCTTTTATAGTAATAAAAGTATATATAAACATAAACCAAGTTACAGTATATAAAAACTTTTCGGCCAAAAAACAGGTTACAAAGTTACATTGCATATTAGAGCCGTTTGTGGGGTGTATTTTCGAAAAAAAGAGGTTACACTAAAAGGTTACACCCTGTTTTGAGAGAATTTGGAGGAAAAAAAACAGATGATTAAAATAAATGATAATTACAAAGTCGATAACGATGATATTTGCTATACATTGTATGAGCGAAAAATATCAAATAAAGGTGAAGAATCCTGGAAGTTTGTTTCATATCATAAAACAATCCAAAGTGCGTTGAAGAAATATCGAGATTTAAATATTAAAAAATTGACCAAATCGGGTGAAGTGATTCAAGTCAATGAATTAATTGAAAAATTCATCACTGAAGATAATAGAGTATTGGAGGAGCTGGCGAATGTTCAATAAATCAAAACTGAAAAAGTTTATCACAGATGGCAAGAAATACCTATTGGCTTTTGATAAAAACGAGGGTTGGATCGTTGATGGCTACGCCATGTACACAACCAAAAGCCCGGTTATGGAAACGGTTCTGACAGATGCGTTTTATAAAACAGAATCTGTTTATATCCGGGCGGGTGTTGAAGAGCCAACAGCTTTCCCTTTTTCAAAAATTATCGAAAAAGATTACCGCGACGCCAAACCATTGGAGCTGACGCCTTATATCTACCAGACCAATAAATTCAATTCCCGGATCTTCCTGAATGAAAATGGTATTGAGGTACTTTTGCAGCAGAAGTATCTGGACATCCTTGACGACTTCACTAATTACCGGTACACCCAACACAGTTCGGTGGCGCCGATCTATATCTGGTATGGTGATGAGATGTTGGGTCTGATTCTACCACTTCGAGTAGGAGAACCATCAGAGTACCGGGTGGTGCGATCATGACCTGTAATAAATGCCCACACCGGCACGGAAAACACTGCGGCAAATATGACGCCCGACTTATTCTGCTTGACGTCTATGAATCATTCGTGCTGTTTTACCGATTGGAGGAGTGTGAATGAGCAATAAAACCTGTGAAAACTGTTATTCAAAAAACAGTAATAAACGCGACGAACCATGCATCAGTTGTTCCTGTCTCGGCAGATGGCAACTCGCTGAAGTAGATTTAAACACGGTCGACTATTACGCAAAAGCCGACAACGGAAAGCCCCGGCCAACACTTGTCCCGTCGTCACTGATCCGGGCCGTGACAGCTATCCGCGAGTACGGCTGCAAGAAATACCACGACCCCGAGAACTGGCGAAAAGTCGAGCCGCAACGATACCAAGACGCTTTATACCGTCACTGGTTGGCGTACTTAGAAGGTGAGGTTAACGACCCAGAAAGTGGGTTGCCGCATATTTGGCACTGTGCCTGCAATATTGCATTTTTGATTGAGATGGAGGAATTATGACACCTGAAGAACGAACAGAAAAAGTAAAATGGTTAAGCCGGTACCGGATCTTAGAGAATCAGATTAAGCGCCTGGAAGCCGAAGCCGAGCGGTGGCGGTCCTGGGCGTCCAATACCGTGCCGGCACCGGTACACTTTAAGTATTATGACAGCGAAAAAGAGAAGGATCAGAAAGTCCTGGCTACAATGACCCGGCAGGAGCTGAGACGCAATAACATGATGCCGGTGGTTGTTCATGGGCCAAGCAGTATGGGAATTGACGACTGCATAGCTGAAATTTCAGATATACAGTGCCAAATCAAAGAGAAAATATCACAGTCGATAAAAGTTAGGTCGGATATAGGAAAAGCCATTAACGCCGTTCCTGATGATAAATTACAACTGGTGCTTTATTACAAGTACGTGGACGGTTTATACCTTGAGCAAATATGCTGTGAAATGAAATACTCTTACCAGCATGTCAGGAGATTACACAATGAAGCATTGGAAATTTTGAAACATGAGCTACAATGAGCCATGCGATCGTGATATTATGGTAGCATGAAATAAAAACGTTAAGGCATCCGCAAGGGTGTCTTTTTTAATGCGCCCGAAAGGAGGTGGCAATTTGACCGAAAAACAGAAACGCTTTGCTGATGAATACTTGATTGATCTTAATGCCACCAGGGCAATTATGAGGCTTTATAATTTCGAATTGATCGAAGACCCGCTTGGCGTAATACTTGAAAGCGTTGCGGTATTAGTTGGTGATTTTAACATTTATCGAAAACAAGCCGCTTTACTTTTATTGAAAGCGCTATTGACGAAAGACTTCTATACATTCTTGCTTGAAGATGATCATATTTATCCTGTATCGAGAGAAGATAACCGTGTCAGAAAATGGAAAAAAGAAGTATTAAAGATCAGGCATTGCGAGCAATGTGGAAGCTTGAATGATTTAGAGGCCCACCACATCATTAAATGGGCTGATTATCCATTGGGGAGAATTTCTGTTGAAAACGGAATGTGTCTTTGTCTCGAGTGTCATATAAAAGAGCACGAGAATGATCAAAGTATATATTTGATGAGGGGGAAACTAGATGCAAAAGTTAACTCCTAAGCAAGAGAAATTTTGTCTTGAATATATCAAGACAGGCTTTACCGGGCAAGCTTACGTGAACGCAGGATACAAAGCCAAGAGTAAAGTCATCGCTGAAGCAAATGGCAGAAGATTACTCGGAAAAGAATATATCAAAAATAGAATTAACGACATTATGGCGGGTCTCCAAAGTAAAGAAATAGCTGACGCCACAGAAGTTCTGAAGTATTTGACCAAAGGAATGAGAATGGAACTCGAAGAAGAAGTCGTCGTGATAGAAGGATCCGGTGACGGATGTTCAGAAGCAAGGAAGATAAAGAAACAGATCTCAATCAAAGATTCAAATAAATGCGCCGAACTATTAGGCAAGCGCTACCGCCTCTTCATCGACAAGATCGAGGCCGATGTCAATCAAGTTGTCGTGTTTGGTGGAGAAGATGAGCTTGAGGATTAGAGTTAATTTGCCTGATAAAATCGGCAAAGGTTATAAAACATTCTGGGACTTCAAAGGCCGCTACCGGGCCGTAAAAGGAGGCCGTGGGTCTAAGAAATCCACAACGGCGGCCCAGTGGTTTATTTACAACATGATGAAATACCCCCTGGCCAACACTCTGGTGGTCCGACGGGTGTTTAATACCCATAAAGATTCAACCTGGACCCAGTTAAAATGGGCGACCTACAACCTTAATGTTTCCCACCTCTGGTATTTCAGTAAGTCACCGCTGGAAGCGACCTATATTCCCACCGGTCAAAAGATTCTTTTTCGTGGTCTCGATGATCCGATGGGGATCACATCTATCACAGTTGAAAAAGGTTTTATTTGCTGGGCTTGGTTCGAAGAAGCCTTTCAAGTGTTGGACGAGGACGCCTTCAACAAAGTAGATATGTCAATTCGTGGTGAGTTGCCAAAGGGTTATTTCAAGCAAATCACATTGACCTTTAACCCCTGGTCTGAGAAACACTGGATGAAGAAAAGGTTCTTTGATACCCCGGATCAGAACATTTTAGCGATGACAACGGATTATCGCTGTAACGAATTTCTTGGCGGCGATGACATTTCGCTCTTTGAGGAAATGAAAGTGAAGCACCCCCGGAGGTTTTCGATTGAGGGCCTGGGCAATTGGGGGATCGCTGAGGGCCTGGTATACGAAAATTTTGTTGAGGAATCTTTCCTGACCCGTGAAATAACCAAGGATCGCCCCGACATTAAACCGATATTCGGGCTGGACTTTGGATACACTAACGACCCAACGGCTTTATTTTGTGGTTTGCTGGATCAAAAAGAAGATGTTATTTATGTGTTTGACGAGCTTTATAAGACAGGATTCACGAACAAGATGATATTCGATGAGATCAACCGAATGGGATACATTAAAGAAAAAATAATAGCCGATAGTGCAGAGCCTAAGTCAATTCAAGAACTAAGAGACCATGGGCTGTACCGAGTCAAAGGCGCCCGAAAAGGAAAAGATAGCATTAACAATGGGATTCAATTTATCCAGAATTATAAAATAATCATCCACCCCCGCTGTGTGAATTTTTTAACCGAGATTAACAACTATTCGTGGGATACAGATAAATACGGCGGAAAGCTGAATAGACCGATTGATGACTTCAACCACCTCATGGATGCCATGAGGTACGGATTAGAAGCCTACACGGTTGGCGCGACATTCAGTTTCGACTAAACAACATTTTGAAAGGAGGCGGTAACTTGATTATATCCGAAACATCACGGCTCAATGCAATCATTACCCAGGGAGCCCAGAACGTTATCAGCGACCTGAGATTCCTGGAACTGGAAATATCCCGGTGGAAAGCTGGGCCTGAACGGGCACTGCAAATAACCGGCGAAAAGTATTACAGCAATGAGCATGAGATCTTATTCCGTAATCGAACAATGATTGCCAAAGACGGCGCAACAGTAGAGTTGGAAAACCTGCCCAATAATAAGATCATCGATAATCAATACGCAAAGATGGTGGATCAGAAAAAGAACTACCTGGTTGGTAAACCCTTCACAATTACCAGCGATGATGAGACTTATGTTGAAGCGTTGAAAGATGTTTTCGACAAAGCCTTTATCCGTACCCTTAAAAACGTCACAGAGGATGCGTTTAACCAGGGCAAAGGATGGGTCCACCCTTTTTACGGGGAAGACGGTAAACTTAGATTTAAACGGTTTGAGGCTTACGAGATCCTACCATTCTGGAACGACAAGGATCACACCGATCTGGAATACGCGGTGAGACTCTACGAGGTTGATGTCTACAAAGACAACGAGACCCGGGAGCTGGTTGAAAAGGTCGAGGTCTATACGAAACAAGGTATTGACCGCTACACCCTTGACGATGGCCGCCTGATCCCTGATCCAGAGAACCCGCACAGCGATTATTTGATTATTGAGAATGGTGACGACGCCGAGCGGTATAACTGGGGTAAGATCCCTCTGATCGCATTTAAGGCGAACAACAAAGAAACGCCACTGATCAAGCGGGTTAAAAGTCTCCAAGACGGTATTAATATTATGTTGTCCGATTTTGAGAACCGAATGCAGGAGGACGCCTGGAATACCATCATCGTACTGGAAAACTACGACGGGGCCGATCTCAGTGAGTTTAGGCAGAATCTGGCTCAGTTTGGGGCGGTAAAAGTAAGATCTGAAGACGGGAGCCATGGCGGTGTCTCTACCCTGACCATTGCCTTTACATCTGAGAACTTCAAAGCGATCCTTGAGCTGTTTAAAAAAGCATTGATCGAGAATGCCCGGGGCTATGATGCCAAGGACGACCGCATGAGTGGAAACCCGAACCAGATGAATATTCAAAGCATGTATTCGGATATTGACCTTGACGCCGACGATATGGAAACGGAGTATCAGGCAAGCCTGGAAGAACTGGCATTTTTCATTGATGCCCATATTAACAATACTCTGGGAAAAGATTATTCAGCCGTTGATTTTGAGATCACATTCAATAGAAATGTGCTGATTAATACCAGTGAATTGATTGATAATTGTCAGAAATCGAGCGGCCTTGTCAGTAAAGAAACGATCCTGGCTAAACATCCTTTTGTTGATGATGTCATTGAAGAGCTGGACAGATTAAAACAAGAAGCAGCACAGGCGGTCGATTCTTACGGGGCCTTCCCCCTGGAACAGCAGGTGAACGACGATGAAACAGGTTGATTACTGGAAGAACCGTTTCACTCAACTGGAAGACGCCCAAAACAATAAGGCCCTTGATTATTACGCCACGCTGGAAGACGAATTCAGCAGAGCGGCCCGCAATGTTGATAAAGAACTGGCCGCCTGGTATGCCCGGTTCGCCAAAAACGAAAACATTTCTTATGCCGAAGCCAAACAGGTCCTGACTAAAGGCGAATTATCAGCATTCAAGATGGATGTTAATGAGTATATCAAGAAGGGGAAAACCCTTCCCTACTCCGACCAGTGGGCTAAAGAGTTAGAGCGGGCCTCTGCTAAATTCCATGTGACCCGACTGGAATCACTGCAATTGCAGATGCAGCAGCAAATAGAAGTCATGTACGGCTATGAGTTGGACACCTTTGATCAGTTCATTGCCAACCAGTACAAGGCCGGGTATTACAAAACTATGTTTGAGTTTCAAAAGGGGTTCGGAGTCGGTTTCGATGTGATGAAGCTGGATGATAATAAGATTGCTAAGCTGATTGCGAAACCATGGGCCCCTGACGGACAAAACTTTTCATCAAGGATCTGGCGGGATAAGAATAAACTAATGGCTGAGATGCCCTCTATTCTCACCCAGGCGACGATCAGGGGCGACGGGTACGCTAAGACGAGTAAGTTATTGGCCGAACGGTTCAACGTCTCAAAATCGCAGGCAAAGAATCTGGTCATTACTGAATCGGCTTTTTTTTCAAGCGCTTCGCAAAGAGACAGTTTCTCTAATTTGGGGGTTGAAAAATATGAGATTGTGGCCACCCTAGATTCTAAAACAAGTTCTATTTGCCAAATGATGAATGGTAAAGTATTTGACTTAAAAGATTTTGAGCCAGGTGTCACCGCAAGTCCGTTTCACGGTCGTTGTAGGACATTTCAATCGCCCTCATTTTCTGAAGATTTCGGTATTCCTGAGATGAGAGCGGCAAGAGACGAAAACGGAAAAACCATAACCGTTCCCGCAAATATGACTTATAACGAATGGCAAAAGAAGTTTGTAAAGTAGTGGCAAAAATGATATAATACAGGGGCAGGATAGCAAAGGATTAATTACCCTTTGTGAAAAGTATTTTCCCAAGTACCCTCCTGCATACTGACAATTTAATATTGGGAAATAATTGAACCTAGGGAGGGTTATTTTTAATGCGGAAAAATAGAAAAACGCAAGAACAGTTTGAAAAAGAAGTGGTTGAAAAAAGTGACGGAAAAATAAAGTCGTTAGGAAAATACAGTAATAATAACACTAAAACTGAATTTCTGTGTAATGAATGCGGTTTTATCTGGAGCGCTTCACCGAGGACTGTAATTTGTGCTGGGACGGGCTGTCCTGTGTGCGCAAAAACAAGAAAAAACAATAAAATAAAACTCACAAACGAGGAGTTTGCGGAACGATTGCACGCTATGCACCCTGAAATTATTTTTATTGGGGATTACATCGATAACGAAACAAAAATGGAATTTGAATGCTCTATCTGTGGATATAAATGGGTATCAACACCGCATTCTGTGTTGAGGAAGAACAGAGGCTGTAATAATTGTAAGTCGTTGAAACGATTAGAAAATTTATTTGGTGAAAATCCAAGGGAGTTCCTATACACAAGATATGTGGTCGAAAAGCGAACTATACGGCAATTGGCGGTTGAGATTTACGGCGATATAAATAATATGTCATCGGTGAATAGATGGCTAAAAAAGTTTAATATACCACTGAGACACGGTAGCGAAGCCATAAAAGTTCAATGGATCGACAATGAAGAACGCCGGGAATTATCGCGGAATTTGGCTAAAAATAATTTACAAAGCGAAGCATCTGTAAGGAAATCAAGAGAAACTCAAAGCACGTCGGAATACAGAGAAGGCGCCAGCGAAAGGAAGAAAGGCGAAAATAACCCGATGTATGGAGTTATTAGGGAAAATAACGTCCTTTGGAATCCTGATATTACCGACGAACAAAGGGTTTTGCAAAGAAAAACATATTTAGATGCTCGCTTTAAAAAAGGTGTAAAGGCGAGAGACTCTAACACTTGCAAAATTTGCGGGGAAACTAAGGGTACAATTGTCGCTCATCATTTAATGTCTTACACTGAGTACCCTGAATTTAGATATGACATTGATAACGGTGTTACTTTATGCGAAAAATGCCACATTGATTTTCATGAAAAGTTTGGGTGGGGCAAAACGACTAAAGAAGACTTTGAAGCACATTTAAAAACGATCAAATAAAATAACTAAACCACCAACTGTAAAAAGTTAGGTGGTTTTTTAATGCCCGAAATTTGAAAGGAGTAAACCAATGAAAGAAAAGATAATCCAGCTTCTAAAGAAGTTATTAGGAGTTGCGCCGATTCTCGAAAAGCGTGAATGACCATGAGCGGAAAAAGAATAGTCGTTCTAAAGGACGAAACGCCAGAGGAAGAATTTGCAAGGAAACACCCGTTTTTGCGTAACTTTTTAGTTTTGACAATTAATCTATTATGCCAGTTCGTTACTGTTTTCATCTGGTTAAAAATAATGATTTGGTGGGGCTGGATATGAACGACTGCATTCACTCAATGTGCCAGCATAATCGGGATGGCGCCTGCCTTGACCCATCGCTAAGAGATCCCTACAAACAAACTGGCTGCCTGCTATATATTGGGGTCAATTTTACGGATTATCCCAAAAATGAAAGTTGCAAGTTTTGTAGGGATCGGTGGGATTGTAAGTATAAAGATAATGGTATGTGCCAGAGAGAAGGAAAATCACATGCTTGAAACCGATGAATTAGGAAGATTTAAAATCAAAAACATGAAAATCTATGAAGTAAAAGAAGGTGGCGAATTCAAATTGATTGCCGCTGATCCTATTTATTTTGATGATGATGGAAAACTGAAAGAAGGAGAAAAATAAAATGACATTAAAAGAATTGTTTGTAAACGCCGCAAATGGTGCAGAGAATTGCAAGGTGATTCTTGGCATAAGAATGCCAGATGGAACCAAAGAAATGATTATCAACGATAATGTGAAAAACAAAGTCGATTATGTTTGTGGGAAATATGATGATGATTTAAAAATGATCAACGCCCCTATTTTTATCGAGGAATTCTTATTTATTAAGAAGTAGCACAGCACCCTAACCGGTGCTTTTTTATTGCCCAAAATCTTTAGCAAAGGAAGTGGTCGATAATCTCCCTCAGAGCCGGGGTTATGGCTCCACTGCCCTTTTATATGTTGCAGGGCATAAAGAACAACTGAATCCAGCTGGCAGCGACCAGCATAAAAAGCTATGGAGGATACAGAAATGGAATGGTTAAAGAAATTATTAGAAGCAGCAAAGATTAATGACGGTGTTCTTGATATAGATGGATTAATGGCCCAGGTTAACGCAGAGTTCCCAAAACAGGCAGTGCCAAAGGAAACCTTTAATGCTGTCAGCAACGACCTGAAACAGGCTAAAAAAGACATCGCAACCAGAGACACCCAATTACAAGAGCTGAAAGACTCTGCTGGTGATGTAGAAACCCTGAAAACAACCATCGCAACGATGACCCAGGCGAACATTGACGCAGAGACCAAATACCAGGAAGAAATCAAACAGATCAAGCTGAATAATGCCATTGAAAATGCATTATCCGGGGCGAAAGCAAAGAACCTGAAAGCGGTAAAAGCTTTGTTGGATCTTGAAAAAGTAGAGTTGGACGGTGACAGTATCAAAGGACTTGACGATCAGATCGCGGCACTGACAACCAGTGATGATTCCAAGTTTTTGTTTGATGTTGCAGAAGACCCGAAGCCCAACTTCAAAGGGATTAACCCCGCTGAAGGTGGAGACGGACCGCCTAAGAATTTAGGCAACCCTGCTAATCCCTCCTACGAGGAATTATGCGCTATTTTTCCAAAAGAATAATAAAAAATTAAAGGAGATTTAAACTATGCCAAAATTTGATTCTAAATCATTCAACCCCCAAGCCTTTGGGAAGTATGTTGAAAAAGTACCCAATCTGAAACGAAACGAGCTGCTGAAATCCAGAGCATTGACACCCAATGCGGAAATCAGAGCCCTGTTTAATGCACAGACCACCACCGCTTACGGGGTCATCCCAATGTTCGGGAACCTGGGCGGCGAGGCCCTGAACTACGATGGGCAAACCAATATCACAGCAACCAGCACCGCTACTTTTGAGCGTGGTGTTGTTGTCTTTGGCCGGGCGAAAGCATGGACCGAAAAAGACTTTTCGGAAGACATTACCGGCGGCGTGAAGTTCATGTCCAATGTCGGTAATCAAGTTGCTGCTTACTGGGAAGAAGTCGACCAGGAAGTTTTGCTTTCCATGATCAAAGGGATTTATTCCTCAACTGACCCTGGTAGTGCTGCTTTCGCATCGAACCACACATACGAATTAAATACCGCTGTTGGGGCCTCAACACTCAACTCGGCGATCCAGAAAGCCTGTGGCCAGAACAAGGACAAATTCCAGATCGTGCTGATGCACTCTGTCGTTGCGACTAACCTGGAAAATTTGGGATTGTTGGAGTACATGAAGTATACCGACGCCAATGGGATTCAGCGATCACTTAACATTGCGACCTGGAATGGCCGAACCGTTATCGTGGATGATTCCATGCCAGTTCGCGAAGTGCCAGCCGTGGATGCTGTTTCCGCTGTAACTGGGATCCTTGCCGTTTATACACTGGCGATCACCACCAAAGCAATCGCTGGCGATGCCTTGACACTTGGCGAAAAGACCTATGTTTGCGGAACCACCGATGGATGGGATGCCGGGGCTTCTACAACCGCTGATGCAACCGCATTGAAAGCCTTGCTGGCCGCGGACTTCCCGCAATACACCTTCGGAGGGACCGGCGGATCAATCACACTGACTCAAAAAGTCGCGTTGTCTGAAGATGCGCCTACTCTGATCGTGAACAAGAACGATACCAACGGAACACTGGTGGCCACCATCACCGAGACAACCGAAGGCGTAACCGCTGTTGCCGCTGTTGCTGCCGCTGCTGCCTACACCGAGTACACCACCTACGCCATGGGCTTAGGCGCATTCGATTATGAAGATATCGGCGCAAAAGTTCCCTATGAAATGGATCGTGACCCTGCTGTTAATGGTGGCGAGGATACTCTTTACAGCCGTCAACGAAAATGTCTGGCACCTTATGGCTTCTCGTATAAAAAAGCAGTACAGGCCACCCTCTCCCCAACTAACGCAGAGTTTGAAAACGGCGCTAACTGGGAACTGGTGAATGATGGCGCTGGAACCTATTTCGACCACAAAGCGATCCCAATTGCACGAATTCTTTCAAGAGGCTAATAACAGCCTCTTTTTTAACGAGAGGTTAAGTTATGGATATTGAAAAACTCAAAGAATTATTGGGAATAACGGGAGCAGATAAGAATTTCGCCTTGCAATTTTGCTTAGACAACACTACCGAGGCAATCCTTAATTACTGCAACCTGGAAGAACTACCCACAGGACTTGTAAACACTGCTTACCGCATGGCTATGGACCTGTACAGGGGTGAAAACTTTGGTAGCGTCAACCCTGATGGCGGCTTAATTGCCAGTCAATCAGAGGGTGATACTTCTGTTAGTTTCCGGGCGGATGATGTTTTCACAAAGTCTTTGTTGAAAAACCACTATTCTCAACTCAATCGGTACAGGGCGATGTCATGGACATGAGAACAGCGGTCGAAAGCCGCTATAACGGTAAATGCACCATAACAGAAATGCAAGGGGTAAAAGACCCGGTGACAAACATTTTAAAACAAACCCCGGTGGTTGTCCTGACTGATCAACCCTGTAAGATGACCCATAAATCATCTGACACCACAACTGTTGTAAATGGCGTGGCGGTCCAGTCACAATCAATCAAGCTGCTGATCTCCCCGGATATTGAAATTAAGCCCGGGTCTAAAGTAACAATCACACAGGATGGCAGGACGGCGGACTTTAAACGGTCCGGTCTTCCCGCTGTTTACCCATCCCACCAGGAGATATCATTGATCATCTTTGATAAGTACGGTTGATATGGGAAAGAATGTTGATTACAAGCAGTTTGAGCAGTTTAAGAAGAAGTTGGAAAAGACGCTGAGTAATGATTCAAGGCAGAAGTTTATGGAAGACTGCACGATTGAACTTTTATCAAGACTTTTGGCTAAGGTTATTAAAAGAACCCCCGTTGGTGAAGAAGACGGCGGTAATTTGAGGCGGAGTTGGTCGGTTGGCTCAAGTGGAGCAGGTGAAAGCTTAAAAATTAATGTCGAACGGATCGACGGGGCCTACCAATGTACCCTGACCAATACCGCGAGTTATTCCTCGTACGTCAACTACGGACACAGAACCAGAGGCGGCGGGGGTTGGGTCGATGGGCAATTTTTTCTCGACATTTCGGAAAATGAAGTCAATGCTCTGGCACCGGCACTGCTCGAAAAGCGTTTAATGGAATACTTGAAGGGGGCCTTCGAATGATTGATCAGATTATTACAGGAATTGCCACAACGATAGCCGGTCTATATCCGGATTGCACAATTTACACCGAACCGGTTGAACAGGGCTTAGTCGAACCGGCGTTTTATATTCACTGTGTCAACGTCGATCAGTCGGATTTAATTGCAAAACGATTCAGGCAATCCATGCCTTTTGAGGTGGTCTATTTCCCGCTAAACGGCTTATCTGATATCTATGCTACCCTGCCAGTGTTACTGGCTAATTTGCGTACTATATCGCTTTCTGACGGTACCAAAATCAGAGGGATTGAGATCAGCGGAAAGCCGATTGATGGAGTCGGTCATGTTTTTGTGACTTATGACGCCACTCTATATGTTCAGGGCCCAGCAGTGGCGAAAATGCAAACAATTGAAATTACGGAAAGGATTAAATAAATGGCTACTAAAAAAACAGTCGAGGAAATCCCGGCTGAGAACAGATTTACAAAACAACAATTGATAAAGTCTAAGAAATACGCCCCTAAAGCTGATGTTTTGGGGGCTGTTTTATTGGATTCTGAAACCTATTCGGCCAGCGAGGTTGACAAGCTGGTTGATAAATTCTTGAAAGGTAAGGTGAACTAATGGCACTAGGAGGCGGAACTTTTACAGCCTATAACAAAACACTCCCCGGCGCTTACATTAACAGCATCAGCGCCAAACGTGCAGCCGCTGGTGCTTCAACTAGAGGAATAGCGGCGATGCCGTTATTGTTGGACTGGGGCCCAAGTGGCGAGGTTTTTGAGGTAATTCAGGAACAGTTTTTATCTGTGACCGAGTGTGCAGAAATTTTCGGGTACGCAAATACCCACGTAAACATGAAAAACTTGCGGGAGTTATTCGCAAATGCAATTAAGGTCTACTGCTACCGGCTAAACGGCGGCGGTGTTAAGGCTGAAAACACTTTTGCGACTGCAAAATACGCCGGAACCCGGGGTAATGATTTCAAAATTGCCATTGCGGTAAATGTGGATGACGAGACAAAGTTTGACGTCAAAACACTGATCGATGACGCGGTCTATGAAACTCAAACTGTTGCAGCAGCTACGGCCCTTGTCAGCAACGAATTTGTTGATTTTAAAACAGGCGCAACGCTGGCGGTTAATGCTGGCCTAGCCTTAACCGGTGGTACCAACGTGACCACTATCACCGGCGAAATCTTTTCGACATTTTTGTCGAAATTGGAGCAGTATTCATTCAATGCTTTGGGCTGTCCGTCTGCGGATACCGCAATTCACGCCTTGTTTGATAATTATACCAAACGGCTGCGGGATGATATGGGGGTTAAATTCCAGACGATCCGTCCAAAATCAGCGACGGCTATTGACTACGAGGGCGTGATCCAGATTGCGAATACGGTAACCGATGCCGGGGCGACGGGGTATGAGTTGGTATTTTACACTACCGGGGCACAGGCAGCTTGTGCAATTACAGACAGTCTGCTTAACTCCACCTACACTGGTGAGTATACGATTAATACCGACTACACACAGGCAGAACTTGCTGCATTTATTACCGGTGGGGTTTATGCCTACCATCGAAATGGTGCCGTTATATCGGTGCTGGATGATATTAATAGCTTTATTTCGTTCACAGAGGCAAAAGGAAAGAGTTTTTCAGAAAACCAGGTTATCCGGGTTCTGGATCAGGTCGCAATAGAGGTTGGTTCGCTAATCTTTAATGCGAAGTACTTGGGTAAAATCGATGGCGATGAAGACGGCCGAGTCAGCTTATGGAACGATATCGTCAAGCAACATGAGTCCATGGGCAAGGCTATCAAGAACTTTGACCCAGCGGATATTGTTGTCACCGGCAATGATGATGGTGATCAGGTGTATGTCTCAGATGCCATCACACCAAACAAAGCAATGCGTCAGCTGTATATGACCGTTGTGGTTAATTAAGGAGGGTTGGAAAATGAAGAAACCTATGGATTTACAGCTATTTGCTGACGCGATCATGCGGGTGCAGGACTCGATTTCCGGGTCCAACGCAAAATGTTATGTTATCGTCGACGGCAACCGATACAATTTCATGCATGCGCTAAGTCTAGAATCGACTTTTGAAAAAACAAAAGAAGAAATTCCAATTCTTGGTAGACAGACAAAAGGGAATAAAGCAACCGGCGGCAAAGGCTCGGGAAGCATGGAGGTGCATTACAACACTTCTATGTTGCGAAAACTAATGATCCGATATGCTAAAACAGGCGAGGATTTTTATTTTGATATTCAGGTAACAAATGAAGACCCGACATCTTCGGTAGGTCGACAGACTGTCATCCTGAAGGATTGCAACCTCGATTCAGCAACGATGGCCCAGTTTGACGCAGATTCTACATACTTAACGGAAACACTTGATTTCACATTCGAGAGTGTGGAAATGCCAGAAGAATTCTCCCTGCTTGACGGGATGCTGTAAGAGGCGCTTAATGCGTCTCTTTTTATTTGAAAGGAAGTAATAGACGTGGTAGATAATTTAAAAGCATTTATGGTTAAAAACAGAGCGATTAAGGAGCCGACGAAATACCCCGCATCGGTCGATTTTACCGGTGAAAACGGCGAACCGATAGAGTGGGTGCTTAGACCGGTAACCCCTGAGAAAAACGACCAGCTGTTGAGTGAGGCGGTATTCCCTGATATTGACGCGAAAGGAAATCCTATCACAAAATTTAGAGAGGGTGAATACCGAAAAAACCTGATGGTAGAGTCGGTTGTCTTTCCGAACTTAAATGACGCAGAGTTGCAGAATTTTTACAACGTTATGGAGCCGGGGGCATTGTTGAACGCGATGCTGAACATCAAAGAGTATAAGAGTCTGTTCGACAAGATCCAAGAAGTAAACGGCTTTACCGCAATCACGAAGGAAAAGGTTGACGAAGCAAAAAACTAATCGAGGGTGGCGACCCAGACGCAAATTACGCCATATTCATATTGAGGGAATACCACATCAGACCTGCCGATTATATGGCAATGGACGTGTGGGAGAAAACCTTAATCATGGCGGCGGTTGATCTGGAAGTTAAAGCCCGCAAGAAAGCCGAGAAAGAACGCAAAAAGAAAGGAGGTAAAAAAAGATGAGTTCGATATCAAGTAGTATCCGGCTATCTGACCAAATGAGCCCCGCTATAAAATCCATGATGACCGGTATAAACAGCATGATCGCCGGTTTCGAACGAATGGAGACCGCCAGTGCCGGGGCCATTGACACGAAAAGCATGTCCATGGCAAGATCAGAAATGGCGAAAGCGGGAGCGGCCTTTAAGCAATTTGAAAAGTCCGTAGAAGAAGCTGAAAAAAGTCAAAAGGAGTTTAACAGCACCGCGAAAGCAACCACCAGCTCCGTGAGTGGGCTGATCGGTAAAGTCGGGGCTCTGGCCGCGGGTTATATGTCTTTGCGGGCGATTCAGGGTGTTATGGATATGTCCGATACATATTCACAGACTACAGCAAGACTGGGGCTGATGAACGATGGCTTGCAGACCACCGCTGAATTGCAAACAGAAATATTCAACGCTGCCAATGATTCCCACGCCAGTTACCAGTCGATGTCTGACATGGTTTCTAAGCTAGGCCTGATGGCGGGTGACGCCTTTAGCGGTAGCGATGAGATTGTTGATTTTGCCGAACAGGTAAGCAAACAGTTTGTTATTTCAGGAGCCGGTGCGGGCGAAGCGTCAAATGCGATGCTCCAATTAACGCAGGCCATGGCATCCGGGGTTTTAAGGGGTGATGAGCTTAACAGCATCTTTGAAAACTCCCCTACCTTGATTCAGACCATTGCGGACTATTTGGGCGTGCCAATCGGTGAGATCCGAAACATGGCCTCTGAAGGCGAGATCACAGCGGACATTATTAAAAACGCAATGTTCAAGGCGGCAAACGCCACAGACGCAAAGTTTGAAGCCATGGGCATGACCTTTGGCCAAGCCTGGACGATCTTTCAGAATAAATCAAACCGGGCGTTTCAGGGTGTCTTTACCCAAATGGGGCAGCTGGCCAACAGTGATGCGCTGGACGGTTTTCTTGATGGTTTGGCTGGTGGTGTTGAAACCGCTGCAGGGATTGTCTCGTCTATTGGAAACGGTATTGACTTTGTGTTTTCAATACCAGAGATTCAGAACCTATCTAATGATATCGGTGAAAATTTCGGAACTGCTTCAGCGATGTTTAAAACAAACATCGACCAGATCACCGAAAAAATAAAAGAAAAATCACCTGAAATGATACAGTCCGTTGACCATGCAAAAAGTTCATGGACTCTGTTTTATGATCGGATTACTGAGGATAACGAGGCGTTAAAAGGAGTCGACTGGCAAGGTGGTCTTGTTTCAGCGATGGATTTCGAAATCGATAAAATAAGCTCAATGATTTCAATGTTTACCAATTTAGGGACCATCATTACAGATGTTCAAAACATGAAGACCGCTTTTTGGCAGGGGCCCGAGGAATTCAAAGAAGCAGCCATTCAATTCGATCAAGACTTAATCAGGATGAACGAAAACATAGCAAAAGCATCAAGTGAAGCGCCAGACCCAGCAACCGTTTTGGCAAATGGGATGGAGGCTAACAGAGGACTGGTAGATGCTGCTGCCGCGAATATGGTGACGTCCATCAGCACTCCTTTGACTGAATTAACCACCAACGCGACTGCCGCTGGGAATACAATTGGCCTCGGGGTTGGTAGTAGCATCGCAACAAGCATGGGAGTTAGTTTACAGGCAGGGTTTGCTGCTATACCATACACAGGAGAACAAGCGGGCCAGGAGACAACTGCCGGTTTTATAAAAGGCACTCTGGGCGATATAGCCGGTGTCACAACCGCAGGGAAAACATCTGCCCAAGCTTTAATTGACGCCGCAAATTCAACCCTTGATGTCAATTCGCCGTCAAAAGTTTTTCAGATGATGGGGAATTACACCGGTGACGGGTTGATTAAAGGGCTTAAAGAAAGAGAGGATTCAATCGTCGCGGGAGGAGATTCCGCTGCAACAGCACTAAAGGACAGCTTTAAAAAGGCAATGGGTATAAACTCACCGTCAACTGTATTCAGGGAGTTTGGTTACTATGCAATCGACGGATTGATCGAGGGCCTAAGTGATACTGAACTCATGACATTCTGTGAAAGTATCGTGGCTGATATGAAAGCCGCTTTTGAAGCTGGAAGTTTCAACCTTCAGGCAGGCATTGAGTACATTGGAACCGGTGCGGCTGAATTCTTTAAATCGATCGGTATCGGCGGCGCTTCGCTGGGCCAATTGATCACACCTATAGCGGGTGATGTCACATCAGGTTTCGGGAATCGCGATTCATTCATGACTGATAGCGGCCAAATGTCAAGCAAATACCATGAAGGTATCGATATCGGAGCCGCCTTTGGTACGCCGATCGGGGCCGCTGGGGCGGGTACAGTCACTATGGCAGGCTGGAACGGCGGTTATGGTAACACCGTCATGATTGATCATGGCAACGGTCTATCGTCAATGTATGCCCACATGGAAAGCATTGCGGCCTCACTGGGGCAAACAGTGTCAGCCGGGCAGACTATCGGGACTGTGGGCTCAACCGGTAATTCCACCGGACCACATCTTCACTTTGGGCTATACCAGGACGGCGTGGCGATTGACCCGGGAGCCTTGTGGGGCTACTCATCCGGGACGATGTCAGCACGTCCGGGATTACACCTGGTCGGAGAAAATGGACCGGAGGTAATTGGATTCAATGGCGGTGAGTCCGTCCTTAATTCGAAAAAGACAAAACGCTTCATGGCTGCATCAAGTGGAGGCGGTAACTTTTCAGTAGCAGGGCCTGGTGGCGTCAACGTTCAGGTTAGTCTGAACGGTGTCACCATTGCGAATGATATGGACATTGAAATAGTAGCGGATCAGCTTGGCTCACTGATTGTTGAAAAAATGAGAACACGCGCAAGCGTGGCATAGGGGGGGGGGGCAACTTGTCATATTTAGTATATCTTAATAAAATATTGCTTCCCGTAACCCCTGGCGAGATCAGCATTCACGCCCCAGGGAAAAATGAAACATTTGAATTAATCGACGGCTCTGAGGTGAATATTCTCAGGGCCCCTGGTCTGGAAGAAATAACCTTTGATTTCTTACTGCCTCAAGTGCGGTACCCGTTTGCGGTGTATCAAAGAAACCAGTTCCGAACGGCGGAATACTACATTAAGAAGTTGACAGAACTGAGGGCTACAAAAACACCATTTCAGTTCATCTTGTCCCGGTATGTACCAAAAACAGAAGCCGATAAAGGGAAAATAAACACTTCATTTAATACCAATATCAAGGTCGCTATTGAAGACCTGCAGCAAAACGAAAGTGCCGATAATGGTGTTGACATCATGATGAGTATTGTTTTAAAGGCTTATCCCGATTATGGAACAAAAACCTTTAAGATCCAAAACGACGTGGCGACGCCCGAAGAACCAGACCGACCAGTTGAACCAACCCTGGTGCAACTACCGAACCAGCGGAGAACTTATACAGTAAAATCAGGTGATTCACTTTGGGCCATATGCGCCCGGGAACTGGGTAGCGGGTCAAAATGTATGGCGGCTGCTAAAAAGAACGGCATTGCAGACCCGGACTTAATACAGCCCGGACAGGTTCTTGATTTAACGGGGGTATGATATGGCTACTGAATTAAGAACACAAAGCGGCGACCGGGTTTATTTGCCGGTTGTTCAGGGCGATATCACACTCACCCGGGAGAAAAATGGCGTGTCGGTGCTTGAGTTTAAGCTGTTATCTGATAAGAAAAATCTTGAAATAGCAGAAGGGAATCTGGTCACTTTCACATCAGATGAGATCGAGCCAAAAGGATCAGGGCACGCTCTTTTTAAGGGGTTTGTGTTTCGACTCAGGCCAGATAAAAATGGATTTATTAGCGTGACGGCCTACGATCAGATCCGATACCTTAAAAATACTGATACCTATGTTTATGAAAATAAGACATTGGCAGAGTTATTGCGGATGATTTGTGGCGATTGCCAGATTAAAGCCGGTTCTGACATTATGACAACCGGATATGTGATTCCTTCCCGGATTGAAGAACAAAAAGCGTATCTCGATATGATCGTGTCAGCCATCCAATTAACCGCTCAAAATACAGGAAAAGAATACATTCTTTGGGATAACTTTGGTGAGGTGGCCCTTCACGATACCGAATTTCACAAAATCCCCTTGGTGATCGGAAACGACACGGCGGGGGATTTTGATTTTGAAACAAACATTGATGATGACACCTACAACCAGATCAAGCTTTTTAGGGAAAAGGATGACGGCACTCGGGAAGTATTTGTTAAATCAAACACGGGTAGAATCAGCCAGTGGGGATTACTACAGTATAGCGATACCCTCACCGATGACGAAAACGGCGACAATAAAGCAGAGATTCTGCTAAAGCAAAAAGAGTGGAAAAAAATTACCTTGAGGATGATTGATTGCTTTGGCGATGCCAGGGTTAGGGGCGGATCAAGTGTGGTAATCAACCTGGACACTTACGCCAATATGGGGTTTGCCTATAACGGTATAACCTACCATGGCTGGATGATGGTAAAGAAAGTTATACATCGATTCAAAACCGGGTTCCATGTAATGGATCTCGATCTGGAAGGAGGCTTTGAACATGGCTGATCTGGTTGATGCTTTAAAACAATTATCAGCTGAACATAGCACAGCATTAAACCCGGTAATCATTGCGGCGGGGGTGGTCGTTTCAGTTAATCCCCTGAAGATTATGATAGATCAAAAAACCCCATTATATGCGTCGATGCTGAGGTTGACCAATGCGGTAAAAGATCACACCACCGAGGTTGTTATCCCCGCTGTTTTCGATTCTAACGGTGATTATGCATCTGGAACTTACACGATCACGATAAAAAACGGTCTGAAAATCGGTGAATCCGTTTTTATGGTCCGGGACCAGGGCGGGCAAAAATACACAGTTATAGATCGGGTGGTGAGTTAAATGTTACCAGAATACAATAATGCCGTAACGATAAACACTGAGGCCCAACCATCCAAAACATTCCCTATCGGCTCCCCGGGCTACATCGACCAAATCGAAGCAGTCAAGCAGGCGGTTGCGATTATCCTTGACGTTGCCCGATTCGACAACCCGGTTGTTTCGTGGAATTTTGGTCATGAATTAAACCAATTAATCGGCCAGCCAATGGAGTTGGTCATCCCGGAAGCCGAACGCTATATTCGTGAAGCATTGACACAAGATGATCGGATCAATGATGTGGTTGATTTCGAGTTTACAGAACAAGGCAGCAAGCTATTGGCAAACTATCGTGTTGTGACAATATACGGCGATTTTACACAGGAAAGCGAGGTGAGTTTATAAGTGTATGAAAATGAGACTTTCGAAGTCATACAAGCCCGAAAAATGGACTTTATCAAGGCAATGGACGGGGGCAGCGAACTGGACACCCGGGAGGGTTCGATGATCCATTTTGCCACAGCTGGGAACAGCGCGGAGCTGGCACAGATGTATATCAAATTAGACGTGACACTTAACGAAACTTTCGCAGATACAGCCAGCCGGGATAATTTAATCAAGCGAACGGCTGAAACTGGCATGACTCCCGATCCGGCAACTTATGCCGTTCTAAAAGGCGTTTTTACACCGTCAAGTTTAGAAATGATAATCGGTACCAGATTCAGCGGAAATGGCGTAAATTACGCCATCACAGAGAAAATAAGTGATGGTGTGTATAGATTGCAATGCGAGTCTCTGGGCGTTGTAGGCAATCAATACCTGGGGGATCTGATCCCGGTTCTATATGTACCAGGACTTGAAACCTGTAAATTGACCGAGGTGTTGATACCGGGCGAAGATGAACAGGCGACAGAGAGCATCAGAACAGAGTATTTTGATTCATTCGATGATAAAGCGTACGGCGGTAATGTTGCTGACTATACCAAAGAAATTAATGATTTAGATGGTGTTGGAGGTGTAAAGATCTATCCTGTTTGGAACGGGGCCGGCACGGTTAAAGCGGTAATCATCAACTCATTGTTTGGTCAGCCAGCAGCTGAATTGATCGCAGCGGTTCAAGAAGCGGTCGACCCGGCGGCTTATTCTGGTCAAGGTTATGGAATCGCCCCGATTGATCATGTTGTGACAATTGCTGGGGTAACGACAACAGCGGTCAATATTGCAACTACGATCACTTATCAAAGCGGTTATACCTGGGCAGACATACAGAGTTACGTCAATGCAGCGATAGACGCCTATTTTACAGAGCTAAACCAGACATGGCAATCTACAAAGACACTGACGGTAAACAATGGTTTAATCGTGCGAATATCGCAGATTGAGACACGGCTCTTGAACATTACCGGCGTTCTGGATATCACCGGAACGACCTTAAATGGTACGGCCAGCAATCTGACTTTAGGCGTTGACAATATCGCAGTGAGGGGGACAACGAGTGGATAGAACAATTAATCTGATCGAATACGTTCCCCCGATTCTGGCAGACACGAAAGAATTTAAAGCGATTTGTGCCGCCGAAAATGCTGAGATTGAACGATTGCGAACAGCATATCTCAATCTGTTCGCTGATCAGTTTATTCAAACTGCAACTGAAAACGGGATTTCACGACTGGAAAAGATCATGGGGATTGTGCCAAAGGGAACAGATACGCTTGAGATCAGGCGATTCCGATTGCTGGCCAGAAAACAGGAGAAGTTACCCTATACGAAATGGACATTGCCGGAACAATTGGCAGCGCTGTGCGGTGACGATGGGTATTCGTTAAATATTGATCATTCAGCACGAAAAATAATAGTCCGGGTAGCGTTAGGCGTAAAAGGGATGTATGATGCGGTTGAATTGCTACTGTTGAAACAACGTCCGACAAATATGGTGATTGATTTGAGTTTGCTTTACAACCAAAACAAAACGCTGCATCCATTTACCAACGCACAATTATCGGCATATACCAACAAACAATTAAGAAATGAGGTGATATCGTAATGGAGACTTTGACACCCAATTACCATTTACGAAAACAAGACGAGGATGAGTTTTATACAGAGACGATCAATAGCGACAACATGGATATTATTGACGGTGAGTTGAAGAAATCCGCTGACCACATCGCCGACACCGCCGCCCACGTCACGGCGGAGAAGCAGGCGGAATGGGATGGGAAAACAAGCCACGACGATTTTGCAGCACACGAAATTCTAAAATCGGGGAGTTCTGTTTTAGGGCACGTTAAAACCGATCGGGTTGACGCAAGTGGGAACTTGATTTTCCCGGAATCAAAAGAATTAGGTAGATATTCCAATAATACGAACGTGGAAGATTTTGCATTAAATAATTGTGTGTTGAAAAATAAAAAATTCCAGCTAGGAAGTTTTTATTCAGGCGAAACAGAAACAATTGATACAGGCGGTTCAAATCAAACCACAGCGACATCGTATATAGGATTTATACTAAACCCTTCTGTGATTACAAAAAGAGTATTTTCGGCATCACTTTTTTATCCGTCAGCAGTCACACTACCAGCCGCACGCTTAAGAAATAAAACAACAGGAGAACTTGGCCCATGGAAATTACACGCTAGTTATCCAAACGCATCATCACAACCAATGTATTATTTTGATGCAAATGATGTCAGTTATTCCGGAGAAAGTGACGTTATTGAAATCCAGTTTCAAATAACCAATACAGCTGGAGTCAGTCAGTATTATTCATCTACTTTACATTCTTATTTAAGTGATGTTGTTAGTTACAATGACTTATCAATGACTGGCGTAAGCTATTCGACATCAACCCGTTACAGGATTCAAATTACTTTTATAGACGAGGTTGTGAGTGCCATTGAAGGAACTGTCATAAAAACAGTTAAACCACTCGATTTGGAAAAATGGGGTAACTTTGAATGGAAACAAACGTTAGGTGAAGGGTCTGATATTCAATGCGATTTTATAAAAGAGGGAACCACTCTCAACCTCGGGTATACAAGTACCGTGACAGGAACTGCCAACTTACTGCAAGGAGTTAAATTACAGCCACTTACAGATCTAAAGGGGTTAAAAATAACACCTTACGCAAATGCACTAAGCGTCATTCAACTTCTTGATTCAAATAAAAATGTTCTACGTGAATATGAATCTTTTAACGGAAACACTACCCTTGCATCTGGGAGCGCATTTTCGATCCATTATCCATTAAGCGCTGGCGAGACTTATTACATAGTGAGTTTTGAACCATCATCTTGGTCTTGTGGTTATGTGAGTACAGCGGTCCCGACGACGGGTGACGATATCTCTATTACTGGCGGAGTTGCCAATGGTGTAGATGGTACTCAGTTCAGATGCTTCAGATACTTTGCTGGAATAAAAGCTGTTTTGAATGATGTTGAATCGGGAATTGATTTATCAGGTCTGTCAGCAGATGACTATCCATCTTTGCAAGTCAGATTTTTATTGAGTAGGGACAATAAAAATGTTAATTCTCCTGCTGTTTATAATACAAGCTTAACTTACAAGCGGATTAAAAAGCATGGCGTTGATCTTATTGCTGACGTTGAGACAACCGCAAATGCAGAATCAATTATAATTTCTGATATACCTCCTGTATATTCAAGGCTTAAAGTTGTAATCCAAAATGCACTAAGTGCACTTACAGCGCAAAATTTACAGTTGTCATTTAACAGTGATGTTACAAACGGAAATTATCAAACAGCGTTATGGGACGGATATGGAAATTCCGCTGGTTCATCAATATTAACTGCAATAGATTGCGGCGTAGGATCTTGTATGCGTTTTGGTGATAGCTTGATACAATGTTATTCGGAAATAGAAATTGAGCAGGGTGCTATAAAAGCTTATAAATCATGTAGAGTCAGGTCTTTAGTAGACGCATATTTAAAAGAAGGTTCCGGATTTTGGAAAAATCTTGACAACAAGGTTACAAACATAAAAATATCTGGATCCAATTCTGCATCCTACCCCATCATGGCCGGATTAAAAGTGAAAGTATACGGTGAATATTGATGAAAAAAATTATATTTAATTGTCAAACTGGCACAACAGAAATCATTGAACTAACTGTCGAAGAAATCACACAGCGTGAATCAGAAATTCAAGCGTCTGAAGAACAGGAGGTGTTAGATAGCCTGGTTCCGTCTAATGAAGAAATAAGAAAAGCGGAAACAGAATTATTGGTCATCGAAATACTAACAGAAGGAGGACTATTATAATGACAGCATTACAAAAAAGATTAGTTAACGCTTATGCCACCCTGGTAATGGCAGGAAGAAAAAAACTTGAAGAAGTGCCGGAAACAGAATGGGAATTGAGCGATGGAACAAAAACCACGCTTAGAGCGGAAGTGATTGTTGAAATTGCAAACCGAGAAGTAGCAGCTTTATCATAGGCTGTTTTTTTATTGCTCAGGGGCGGGAAACCGTCCCTATTAACTGAAAGGGGGCGGTTTATGGTTATCGACATCGGAGTTATTGGGAATTGGTCCGGGGCACTTTTGACAATAGGCGCCCTATTTGGAGTTGTTTATAAGTTTTGCCGGCGTGCGGATAAAATCGAGGAAAAGATCCAAGAACATGACGAATGTATTAATGACAGCTTGGAGGAACGAATGATATTGCTCAGGGCGCAAAAAGCGGCACTTGAAGCAGTGTCCGGGAAACGGTGTAATGGCAATGTTGATGATTCGATCAACGAAATTGATGAGTATATGCTCAGAAAATCACATGAGAAGTAAGGAGAAATAGAAAATGAACAAAGAATTAATCAAAGATCGTCTGAAAAGTAAAATTGTGTGGGTTGGCATCGTGGCGCAGGTTGTATTGCTGGTGGCATTATTTAACCCTGATATTGCGGATACGATCAAAATTGCAGGGGCATCAGTCGTCGAGATAGCAACCATGGTCGGGCTGCTCAACAACCCAGCCGATAAGGAGAATTGGTAAGATGAGTAATCAATTATTCGATATTAACACCGTCTACAGCACCCACGTCCAGAACGATGGCTGGAAACCCGAAGTCCGAAACGGGGTGGATGCTGGGACCACCGGGCAGAATAAGCGATTAGAAGCATTTACCTGCAAACTGGAAGTACCAGATGGCGTGGATCTGCACGTCATGTGCCGAGCCCACGTCGCCCAAAAGGGATGGTTAGATCCGGTCTATGACGGCGCCATTTGTGGGACCGTCGGGGAAGGATTAGCCTTGCAAGCTATCCAGCTGCAGCTGTCCGGGGCCGATGCGGCCGATTATGAAATTTGGTTCCAGGTCCATGTAAAAAACCGCGGATGGATGAATTGGATGAGCGGCGGCGAACTGGCGGGGACCGTCGGATTAGACCTGCAAGCCGAGGCGATCCGGATCATGGTATTCAAGAAGGGAGTGAGCCTGAAGACCGATGGCGTGCTGGGATTTGTCGAATATGTGGCCCCGCCAGCCGCCGATCCGGTTGTCAACCCAAATATGGCGGGGAAATATTTCGCATGGGCTGAATTGGCCTGTGATTGCGTTAAACCGGAATATGGGTTCGGTTGGTGCGATGGCTACCCCGAACAGGATTTAAAAAATCAGAATGCGCCGTATTTAATTAATATTTTGGATCGTTTGCGGGAATATCTCGGGGCAATGATTATCGTCACGTCGATGATCCGCTGCCAGGATTGCAACGATCATTGGGGCGGTATTCCGGGCAGCTACCACACAACATGGCAGGCGGTTGATATTGTGGTGCCGGGATTCAGTCCGTATGAGGTAGCGGTCGCCGCAAACGAGCTGACCGGTTGCGGGGCGAGGTATTACAGATCCAGCGGGTTTACTCACCTTGAGCTACCTGGATGCGGAGTTTATTGCCAGGAATAGATTTTTTAGGGCTGCTTTCGGGCAGCCTTTTTTTAGAAAGGAAACAATTATGATAAAACGAGTTGGCACAATAACAGACGGCGACACGAAAGAATTTATTTGCAAAGCAGCCGATTTGCCAAATCTTGCAAGCTTAAGCTGTGGCACGGGGTCAACGGCCTTTACCACTGATACAGAGCAGTTGTATTTATTTGACGGAACAGAGTGGGGCGAGATCGGAGCGGACGAATGATGGATAATATGGCGTTGTTCAATTTTGTTAAAAACAAAAAGCTTAGCAAGCGAGTAGCCAATATTGAAGACGGCAATGCAGACATTTACGGCACATGCTGGAACAAGGGGTCAAGCCCGACATTGATCAGAACCGACAAAAACATCGGGCAAACAGTCAACGCAGGGATCGATGCAACTCCCGCGTTTAATGGGTTGGATTTGTCATCAATATTCAAAGACGTTGAAGAAGTAACAGATTCATACGGCAACGTGTTCAGTCGCTTCCCGAAAACCTACATCAACAAAGATGTAAATTCAGGATTCATCGCCCGTCGAGTGTCTAGGGGTAAATCTGGTTCTGGCTGGTATCTGCCGTGGTGTTTCTGGGATTTCGTTAATAACAAAGAGTTGGATTATATCGACATCGGTAAGTATAACGGTAGCCTTTCCGATGACGGCACACGCTTAGAGTCTAAAACCGGTAAATTTCCACTGTTCAATAAAAACATTATTGAATTCCGGAATCTAGCCAAAGCGAATGGCGCTGGGTATCAGCAGTTGGATTTGCATGTGGTTGATTTATTACAAACAATGTTCGTTATTGAGAATGCCACTCTTAATTCACAGGCGGTTGTTGCAGGATTCACGAGTGGTCAAAACAATGCTGCACACACAGCAACCGTGGCAGAAACAAACACAACAGAA